TATTAAAGCAACCTGAGTTCTATAAACTACAAATGGATGGCAAGGCACCCCAACGTATTCACCATAGCCGTTTAATCAAATTCTGCCATGCCGATGTAGTGAATGAAGAGCCGCAAAGTATTCTTCAGGAAGTATATGAAGATCTGCTAGACCATGCCGCCGTTAAAAAGGGTTCAGCCAGTCTTGTCCATGAATCAAAAATTGATGTGATTAAAACACCTGGTCTAGTGGACAAAATCAAAGAGGATATGAAAGCCGTAGCAGAACGTTTTCTTAGTGTCGGATTGCTTAAAGGTTTAAACGGCATGATCGTGCTGGATGCTGAAGAAGATTACGACTCCAAGACTTATAACTTTGCTGGCTTACCGGACATGATGCGGGAATTCTCAATTCAAACTGCGGGTGCTGCTGATATTCCATACACCATCCTATTCGGTCAATCACCTGCAGGTATGAATGCTACAGGTGAGCACGACACACGGAACTATTACGACAGCATAGCGACTAAGCAAACATGGATGCTTAAACCTTTCATGATGCAGATTTTAGATGTCATTTGCCAGACTACATTCGGCCGCGTGTTCCCAAATCTGGATATTGTCTTTAATCCATTATGGCAGTTGGATGCGAAGGTCCGTTCAGAGGTTGAGAAAGCTAATTCAGAACGAGATGCCAAGTATTTAGAGATGGGCATTATTACAGAACCACAGATAGCACGGCAGTTACTCATTGACGGCGTTTATTCAGTGATTGATGAAGCTCATATCAAAGAGCTAGAAATAATGGTGAAGTTAAATGTCGGCGATCATTCAGATGCTGAAACCTCACCTCCAGCAGGCGAAGAAGAGTAAGAAAGGCCGTAAGGCTTCCAAACCTAGACCCGTAAAAGTAAATCGCCGTGTAGAGCTTTATTACACACGGCAATTACTGGCTATTTCAAAATATTGTCAGGAAAAAACAAAGGAATTAGTTATTCCTACGGTTGGCCAGAATATTGGTGATGCTTGGTTTTCCGACATGATGACTTCGTTTCGAGAGAAGCTGACAAAGTATGTTGTTGAGATTTCTAGGCCTCTAGCTACAAAGGTTGTGACTGACACACAAAAGGAAGTGGACAAACAAATTGCAGAGCACACCAAAACGATTATTGGTGTGGATCTCACGCCGTTCTATCGTGCTGCAGATATTCAGGACGAAGTAGATCTCAACATAACTTCAAACGTTAGTTTGATTAAGTCTATTCCTCAGCAATATGCAGACAAGTTAGAGAACTTGGTAACGAATGCTTTGCAGACTGGACAAACTAATGAAGATCTCGCTAAAGAGATTAAGGCATTAGGGCAGTCTACAGATTTTCGTGCACGGCTTATTGCTAGTGACCAGATGGGCAAGATCAATGGACAGATCAACAAAGCCAGACAGCTTTCAATGGGTGTTGAGACATATACATGGCAAACGGCTAAAGATGAGCGTGTACGTCCAGATCATCAACATAAGCAAGGTCAAACCTTTAGATGGGATTCACCACCAGCTGGCGGGCATCCTGGTCAGCCTATTCGTTGTCGTTGCACTGCCTTACCTAATTATGAGGATATTTTGATCACTTAAATTTTTTTTAAATACAATTGCTTGAATATAATTTTTACACCTTCATTAAATTGTAAATTAATAGTTTGAGTAAGTCCTAATGAGTAAATTTAAAGCTGGTGATGTTGTTGAGTTAAACTCTGGCGGCCCGGTAATGACAATCTTGGAAGTTAAAAATAATGGATGGGTTGTATGTGAATGGTTTGATAAAAATCACACTTATAATAAAAAAGAATTTTTGGAATCGAATATAGATACCTACGAAATGTTAGAGGCATTTACCATTTGATTTGAATGTCGAATTAACTACAGACTATATAGGTTTTAGAATGGCAAAAACTCCACAAACAAGAGAAGAGCTTAAAAAGCATCTTCGTGAAAATTTAGCATTTCTCAATGTATCAAATAAATCGTTTGATGAGGGATTGCATGCAGAAGCGAAGAGGCTTGCTACAACTATTCGTGTATTAGTACATGACACACTTAAATCAAAATCTTTATTAGAGCAATTAGGTGTAAAAAATGATTTAAAGTTTTTAAACACATCTTATGAATATAGTCCTACTAATTTGATGCCACATACGGGTTTAGTTATGATGCGCATGACTTCTAATGGTACAAGCTATCTGGCTCCCTTACATGATGGTCCACCAGACAGGTATACACAACCTGGATTGGAATTTAGTCAGTGGTGGGATCAGCTTGTTATTGATGATAAAAGTGGTGGAGTTTTTACTAGAAAAAATCTAATTCTATTTATGGCAAATCAAGATGGTGGTGCCCATGTAGATCCATCACTCGATTCTTCATATGCTGCACTAAAGCGCGATAATAGCGTTGGCTGGGTTTATAGTGATGGAATATCTGAACATCCTATTACTGATATTGAATTGCATAGTGTTCGGCAAATTGCATATGAACTTATTGAGACTTTAAAGCCACTAGATATCAATAGCCTTTAAAAGTTCGTTTTTATAAACCCACCATCTGGTGGGTTTTTTATTGAGCGCAATTTATGAAAGACATTTACCGCTTCAAGGTAGGTGACTTTGCTCCAAGTGAATCCACACGCTCATTTACACCGGAAGGTTATTTGAAATGCGTAAACGTTCGCTTGGGTAAAGCACCTCAGGTACGCCAGTACTATGCATATGAGTTTCCAAACTTAGAAGGCTTTTCAGCAGATCAGACGATTAACGTCTACACACCTGCAGAAGAGCTTTTTAAGCCTAACCCTATCAAAAGTTGGGATGGGGCAGACGCTACAGATTATCACCCACCTAAGAATGAAATTAATGCTGCCAATTGGAAGGAATATCACATTGGCTATTGTGAGAATGTCCGCCAAGAAGGCGAATATCTAGTGGGCGATTTGCTCATTAAAGATAAAGACAGCATTGATTTAATCCAGAACAACGAGCGATTAGAAATGTCGCTGGGTTATGGAGCCACATTAGTTCTAGAACAGGGCCTTGCACCAGACGGCACAGTGTATCAAGCAAAATTTATTAACTTTATTGGCAATCATGTAGCACTCGTTAAATATGGCCGTTGTGGTGGTGATTGCCGCATCGGTGACAAACAGCAAACTCCACCAAAGGGGAATAAAACAATGGAAGTAATTGTAAACGGTATCCGTTTTAACATCGGCGATAACACGCCTTTGGCCGATGCATTAAAGCAGCAACAAGAGCAGCTGGAAAACATGAAGGCTGCAAAACTTAAAGTTGGTGATAAGCAATTTTCTATCGGTGATGAGCTTGGAGCAATTCAAGCGGTCGTAGATCAATTGCATACCGATAAAACAACTCTTGAGCAGAAAGTTGGTGATCTGGAAAAGAACCAGATGACTCCTGAAAAGCTTGAACAAGCTGCTGCTGAACGTACAGCTGTCATTGCCGATGCTAAAGCATTGGTGCCAACAGTTAAAACCGAAGGCTGCACATGTGAGCAAATCAAGCGTGATGTAATTGCGGCTAAAGCGGGTGATGCGTTGGTAACTGCCTTATTAGGTAGCGTATCGGTAGGTGATGCCAAGCCTGATCAGATCGATACAACTTTCCGCGCTTTGTCTGCCGTGAAGGGAACACACCCATCTAATCCTGTAGGTGATGCACTTCATAAGCAACAAAACATTCAAGCAGGAGATGGTAAACCAGAGGATGGGGAACCTAAACCTAACAACAAAAAAGAAGCGTGGAAACAAAGCTTCTAATCAACTGGAGAAAAGAGAATGTCTTTAACCCCTCAAGCTATTCCGGGTATGCGTGCTCGTTTGCACATGCCCGAAGAAATCTTATCTTTACCAGTCGCGGGTAATACCGTGTTAAGTGACGGTGAAGTGGTGGTTCAGTCCACTGATGGCAAAACTGTTACTGCGGTAACTGGTGCTACTAATACAAAGTTTGGTGTGGTGGTTTTACAGCACGTCGGCAAATCAGGAAAAAATGCCTTAGGTAAAGAAGCATATCAAGCGAAAGACTGTGCACCGATCATGCAAATTGGTTCTATCTGGGTAAAGCCAACCGCACCTGTGATTGATATTAACGCAAAGGTATATGTGCGTATTGCCAACCCTACAGCGCAAGCGCCGCTTGGATCACTTTCTTCTGCAGCATTAGATTCGACAGAACTACCTAATGCCTCATGGGAAACTATTACGGGTCCAGATGGCTTGGCAATCCTTCGATTACGTGGAGCATAATCAATGTCAAAACAATTAGAACAGATGAAAATCCGCCTATCGGCCGTTGCACATGGGGTGCAAATCGCTGTAGGTGATGCCTTTAATTTAGATAACTTTGCCAAGTTGCTGCTAAAGCTTGAATCAATTGATGAAATGACACCGCAACTTGCCGAAGCTCAAGCATACGCCAAGTATTTACCAATCGAAGGTTTGGAAGGTGCGGTTATTGGTTCAGCAAGTGTCTTGCAGCGTAAAAAAGGTGTAGGGCGTGGTAAGCGATTCTCAGGTCAAGGTAATGACGTGCCATTAGCAGAAGTGATGTATGACTCTCAAGCGTCAAATGGTTATCAGGGCGGAAATGAAGAGCCGGGTAATGTGAATGCACCATCTATATTTGAGCCACCGCTGGATCTTACGGATGGCAAGAATAAGTATTGGTTGCTATTTCTGGTGGGGCTAATTGGGGCGGCTGTAACGTCTGGGCTAGCCTTGATAATACGACCTATGAAATGATCGGGACTATTTATGGATCTGCACGTTATGGGCAGCTTGTTACACCAATTGATGCAGATGATTCGACTTTACAGGTTGAGTTAAATACAGCGAGCCAGATTTTCAGTGGAACCTTAGAAGATGCTCAAGCCGACCAGACACTTTGTAAAGTGGGGGATGAGTATTTTAATTATCAAGTGGCCACATTAAACGGATCTGGTTTATATACCTTAAGTGATGTTCTACGTGGACGCTTTGATGATGCACAAAGCCATAATGCTGGTGAGCCATTTGTTCGTTTGGATAAAGCTATATTCAAATATCCATACAATGACGGTTTAGTAGAAAAACAGATCTTTTTAAAGTTCACCAGCTTTAATGGTTTGGAACGTAAGGAGCAGGCCTTAGATGAGGTTACGGCGTATAGCTATACTCTAAGTGGCGGACGTCCAGCAGGTGTTAAAGGTCTTTCGCTTCAATCTCCGTTTGTGGGGACTACTTTTAAAGTTCAATGGCAAACTTCAACTGGTGCGGATGGCTATCGTGTACAAGTCTGGTCGAATGGGGCAATGATTCGTCAAGTTGATACAACCAATACGGATTATAGTTATTCGATCGAAGAGGCCAAGCAAGATGGTTTAGGCCGAGCTTACACAATTCGAGTGGCCAGCAAAAATGGTGATCAAGTTAGTACCTTTGCTGAATTGAGTATTAGTAATCCCGTTCCGCCAGTACTTCTCAATGTGTACACAGCAGCAACTGTAGATTCTATTACTGTGAATTGGGCACCTAGTGAAGTACCTGATCTGAAAGAGTATGCTGTATGGCTAAGCGCTACACCTAACTTTGATCCAACTCAAGTGCCGCCATCATGGACTGGTAGAGAAACAACTACAACTTTTGGAGGACTACAACCAACTACCCCATATTACATTCGTGTTGCTGCACGTGATGTATGGGAAAACACAGTCTGGAACTATACAAATCAGATTACTCAAAGTACTTCTGAAGCTTAATTTAAATTAATTCATAGCACCCGAAATGGGTGCTATATTTTTGTAGGACGTAAAAACGACTTAATTTTTTTGCACTAAAATTCTTTTATTTTTACTAACATCGTGACACCACTCACTTACACCTTTAGAGCCATCTAAAGTTGCTTCAGTAAATTTAATATTAAATTTGGTATTTGACCAATTACTAAAACACGTATTTGAGTTGGAGTTATTTTTATAAGCTAATTTGTTGAAGTTGATTTGACCTGCTTGTGTACTATCAATACCATTTACAATCGATCCAAAAGTAGATCGGTTATCTTTATGATTAATAACAGAAATACTAACTGGGTTTTTAGGGTTCTTATAAAACTTCAGTGTTATTTGTATTCCAGCTCCCTTATTATTTTCTGTAGTAATATTTTTAAAAGTTAAGTTTTCTAAATGCGATTTATTGTTATTTGGCTCAATAGCAATACCGCTCGCAGGTCCAGTACCGGAGGTATTCTTAATTGTTAGATTGTTTGCATTCAAATTTTTAGCTGTAATTACGGAGACGCCTTGTCTTCTATTATCATTCATGATGATATTTGATAAGACAATATCAGAGTTTGAAAAGTTGTTGTTGTTCCCTAAGTAGATTGCATCCCCCCACATTTTTGAAATTTTCATATTTGAAATCCTAATATTTTGAGAATCACGAATATCAATGCCCATTCCCCATTCGCCATATTTATTCAAATGCGAATATTTGTCACCGATAAGTTCGCCTCCCGTGATTGTTACGTTTTTTACATTAGAAATATCAAATACTTTATAGGCTCCGCTTTTATTTGGAATGACATTCAATCTCGTATTTTCTGACATAGTTATAACAGAACCATTTTGGGGCTTAATTGATTTAAGAGCATCAACTTTGTAGTCACCAGGAGGAATTGTTACATTCTTATTATTTTTCAGTGCTGTATTAAGTTCATCTGTAATGTCTGAATTTAACTCAAAACTTTGTGCATAGGAGGACATTGAGCAAAATACAGATGTAATAAGAATTAGATACTTAGGATTCATGTCAGCGATCTATCAACTTGATGGAATTATATCTTTACAAATACATTGTGAAGATTCTATTTGAAAATTGTTTTAGCTCAACCAAAAGTTATCAGCCCTAGCTTGGAATAAGTTAGGGCTTTTTATTATCTAATTTTTCTGGAGAAATAAATGGAACCAGTTTCCACTAGCGGTTTTACAGCACTTTTAAAATTATATGGGATTGCAATCATGGTGACTTTAGCAGTCGGTTTGGTTGCAGCAGTTGTATTGATGACACGTATGCCACGCTCACCACAAGAGTGGGCAGTGGGCTTGATCTGTACGGTTGTATCAAGTTTAGCTGGCGGTTCATTCATTATTGTGAAGTGGGGGCTTCATGAATGGGTTACTGATGTATGGGGAATGATTGCACTTGGTGGGTTCTTCTTTGTTTGTGGTTTACCCGGTTGGGCTTTAGTCCGGTGGATCTTTAACTTCATTGATAAGCAGGAAGGTAAAACGATTGTTGAAGTGATCAAAGAATTTAAGAAAGCCAAAGATGATATACGGAATAGTTAACCGCCTTCGGGCGGTATTATTAACTAGATCACATATATTTCTGTCATCTGTCGGATTTAATTAAATTATTTAAAGACTTGTTTATACTAAATGTTCAAAATAAAAATAGGATAATGCCGTGAAAAATATAATTTTAGCAACAATAATGGGCTTCAGTGGAATCAGTAGTGTATTTGCTGAGTGTACATATAGCTTTGATGCAACATTAACCCAGTTGCAATCATTAGGTAATACTTCTGTTCAGAAGTTCCCAACTATTACAGGAAATAAGTTTTCTTATAAGACTTCTCAGCAAAGTCCCATTTACTCGGCTTACAGTCAAGATTATCTAACAAGGGCATTAGCCACGAATGACCCTCAAGCTTCACTCTATACGCGTGGTGATAAAATACTACCTACAACCGGAATTATAGCTTTTGAATATAAAATTAAAGTTCCTACACTAGGCAATACGGGTTATGTAAATATTTTCCCAGCCTTATCTGGTGGAATTATGCAGAACGGTAAGGCTGTACATTTCATAGTTGCTTACCAACATGGGCCGACAACTAATAATTTTTATTTTCAAACTACATCAAATGATAGTGCGTTAGTTACTAATGGATTTAGTTTAGCTCCAGAAGTTACTTCTGATGGCTATCAGAAAATTGGTATCTATATTAATCAGAACTCCAATCAAGTTGGTTTAGTTTTTAATGGGGTTAACAAAGGCTATTTTGCGACATTCCCTTCTAAACTAGATAACCTATATTTTTCATTAACTTCAAATTATTTTGATTTGGCAGCAACTGATGCGAACAAAGATGTCTCGTTCGAGTTTCTGCTGGATCAATCTAAAATTACACAAACTTATCCAACTGGTACTAAGGATATTTGCGGAGTCGCTTTGTAAAAAGCTTGTGTAAGTAAAAGACTTCTCTCAACAGCCACCTTCGGGTGGCTTTTTTACGTTTAAAGGAAAGTGAAATGAACATCGAACAATATCTTGATGATTTAATTGAACGTGAAGGTGGTTACGTAAATAATCCTGCCGATCGAGGAGGGCAACTAAACACGGAATTACTGAAGCAGTATCACGTGCAAACGGCTATAAAGGCAATATGAAAGATTTGCCGATTGATGTGGCCAAAGCAATTTATCGGAAACAGTACTGGATTGAACCACGTTTTGATCAAGTAAATTCTATTAGCTTAGCAGTAGCAGAAGAACTTTTAGACACTGGTGTGAACTGTGGTATCAACTTCGCAAAACCACTTTTACAACGTGCTCTAAACTTGCTGAATAACCAAGGTAAAGCCGGGTATGCAGATTTGAAAGTTGATGGCGTTTATGGCTCAAATACTTTGGGTGCTCTAAAAACCTATTTGGCCAAGCGCGGGAAAGAAGGCGAGAAAGTCCTGGTGCGAGTCCTCAACATTATGCAAGGTCAGCGCTACATTGAAATCTGTGAGCGTAATCCAAAGCAGGAACAGTTTTTTTATGGCTGGATCGCTAACCGAATTTTATTATGAAGTTTATAGTGTTTCTGTGCATTCAATAATTGAGTGCACATTAGAAGTTGGATACCTTATTACTTATATATTTAATTAAATTGTATGATCTAATATGATTAAATATTATTACTTCATTTTTATAATATTTTAGGATATTAATATGATAAAAACATTTTTATTTATAAGTGTTTTAGGTTTTTCGCTAACAGGTTGTGTAGCTGTCCCGATATTAGCAATGCAACATGGGCAGCCAACTCAAACATTAAATAATGCAGCTTATGATAAGCAAACTCAATCAAGACTGCGTGTTTACTCTCAATATGCAAATGTGAATACTTATACGAATACAAGTTGTAATGAATGGAGTAGTAAGAAAATTAAAAATTATTTTAATAGCGTTATGACCAGTTTACCTAATACCGAAACCATTTCTGTAGGTATGCCAGCAACAAAAGATAGTCAATCAATTCTTAAGACACCTCAAAAAGGATGGGGACCTAAACTAACCTTTAAAGAGGTTATTTTAGAAGCAAATAAACCAGTAGTTCTTGATGCTCGTCGTGTCGAAACAACTGCAAGATATACTTGTCAAGTTGCTGTAAGTTTTACCCCTGAAGCTGGAAATGACTATGAAGCTTGGTATAGTGAAAATAATGATACTTGTAGTATAAAATTCAATAAGATTACGGAAAATAAAACTGATAATCTCTATTCTACGCAAGACTTTGATAATATTAGTATGTGTAAATAATTTGTAGATAAAAAAGTTGAAACGTGAGTGTCAGGATTCGTGTGAAAGCCCTCTAAAGAGGGCTTATTTTATTTATCAATTACATATTGGACGAACTGCTCTAATTCAGCAAAAGTGAAATACTTTGTTTGATCTTGAACGGTATAGCTATATTTGTAATCCTTACTTTCTGGCTCTAAATTTAAATAATCAGTTTCATCAATAAAAGCGGCTGAAGCTATTATTCGCTCATTTTTAGTCTTTTTAAACATAAAATTTGCTTTGGTATTAACTTGAACTAGATTGCCTTCGGGTGCTTTAGTCATTAATTGTAGAGCTAAAGTAACTTTCCAATCGCCATCAAATAAAACTGATGTTTCGACATAATCAGATTCAATATTTTCCCCTGGGAAAAGAGAAATAAACCACTCTTTTAAATCCTTTCTATGTTTAGCTACTCCGTCAGTAATTTTCTTGTGATTTTCAGCAGTTATTTCCTCCAATTTTTTATCTTCACTTGCTTCTGCTTTAATTTTTGATAAGTTAAGCGCCATTTTTGATCCTTAAGATTATGTATGAATTAAATATATAGTGTTAATTTTTATATTTTAAAGGGCAGTAATTTAATATCGCATATTATTATTTTCATTTAGTTATTAATAATAATTCATCCCACTTAAAAGGATTCCTGCTAAGTTTATCGCGGCTCATGCTCTAGTTTTGATTAGGCACAAAACATGGTCCAACGCCAGTCTTTTTCTTAACGAATCTTGTGTACACGTTATCTAGTGCTTTCATCAACTGCTCTTCTTTTCCTTAAATTTATCCTTGAAAGTTTGATAATCAAAATTTTGTTTGTATTGTTCAGGAAGGAAGGTAGTATTTCTATTGTTATCAAGATCTAAACCAATACATTTGTAATTACCACAAACTATTTTATAT